TCTGAAGCGGCATATGCGGGATTTTGAATGGCCGCATTTTGCGCTTGTCGGTCGAGAAGGTATCGCCCGGGGCGCCCCGCTCCGCGACTTTGACCAACGTCAAGGTCTGCTTATCTTCCTCGATCCAGGCGACCGTCTCGGCGATCCCCTCTTCCTCGAAAAGTTTGTATCGACTCAGTTGATTCGGCACGAAGTCGAAATTGTTGATCGTATGGGTGAGGCCGGCCATCGTGAAGGCCGAATCGGCGGCAAATACGTCTAATACATCTGGCATGGGAGTTTCTCCTTAAATTGTAATTGTGGCGTTTGTTATTTGCCCCGAACGATAATGCCGATCGCGGCGAGATCGACGACGCCGGCATCTTTGTCTCCCTGGCTCATGGCAGCCTTCCATTGCAGGAGGTCGTAATCGACCTCGACATAGCGCGCCAAAATCACGCCCTTTTTATCCCCGCTCGTAGCGTCGACCGCGCCGATCAAAACTCCGGCGGCCGCCTGGCTGCCGTCGGCCGCGGCGTTGTCGTATTCCTTGTATTTGCCGGTCGCGGTGATTTTCCCGACAACGAACATTGCGCCGAGATTTTGCCCGCTGACGACGGTGATCTCTTCGCGAGAGATCGTTCCATTACCCTCGTGGAGATTGCCCTCGTTTTTGTGGATCGCCTCGTTTTGCACAGCCATAAAATTCCTCCGGTTAAAAATTTATTTTCCGAAAATTGTTCTTGCGTTCCGTTTCGCGTAGATCGCCGCCTGATCCAATTCGACCTTTTGTTTTGCCGTCTGCGCCTGCGGCTCGGGACGTTGTTTGTTGTCGATCTCCGTCGGATCGAGCGCCGCCTTGATCTTCAGCAAGTGATCGCTTACCTCGGCCGGCGTGAGCGCAGCGACGATGAATTTCGGGGCTCGTTCCGGCATCCCCGCCGCAACGCAACGCGTCCGAATCTCGGCCGCGTGCTCGAAACGTTTCTGCACGTCGGAGAGCCTGGCGCCCTTGGCGAGGAACTCGGCGGCCATTTCTGAGAGACCGTTTTCGTTGCAGAGCTTCACGATCTCGGCGGCCTCAGCGCGGATCGTCTCGGCATCGGGTTCCACAAACTCGATTCGGTTCCTCGGATTGTCCGTCGGCTGCGGGGATAGGAGCGTACCCTCCCCGCTGTTTGGGGCGGACGCCGACGGGCTGGAGTCATCGACAGCAAGAGGCTTCAAAGCCTCCGGCAAATTTTTGAAGCGTGTGAGATTCGCTCGCGCGGCCATCTTTACGGCGTCGGTTACTTCGTCGGCGAGGCCGGCGTCGAGGGCCTCCTGGGCGCTGAACCAGGTGTCCTCGTTCATCCATTTCTGGATTTCCTTTTCGCTCTTGCCGGTCTTGACCATGTAGGTCGATTGCAGGGCCGCCGCGATCTTTTCCAGCGAATCGGCCATGTCGCGCATGTCCGTCGCGTCCCCGACGACGATCGCGAGCGGATCATGGATGAACATGAAAGTATTGGATGGCATGATCACCTTGTCGCCGGCCATGGCGATGATCGAGGCGATCGAGGCCGCGATCCCGTAGATCTCGACGGTCACGTTTGCGGGATGACGTTTGAGAGCGTTGTAGATGGCGATGCCGTCAAAGACCTCGCCGCCCTCGGAATTGATGCGAACGCGAATTTGAGAGATGGAATCGCCGAGACGTTTCAGATCGGCGATGAAATCCTGCGCGGTGATGCCCCAATAACCGATCACATCGAAGATATCGATGAGTGCCTCGTTTTCGCTCTGCGCTTTGATCGAGTACCAAGTTTTCATTTTCACCTCATTCAAAAAAAAGAGGCCGCCACATCCTCGCGGGATGGGCGGCCTCCACTTCTCCGGCCGGCGGAGCGACAAAAAAATTGTTGCGTCTATTTAGATAAATCGACGAGGCGCGTCAAGCCCCTTTTTCTTTGTTTGGATGTTCATCTCGGATATTTGCGTGGGTCGGTCAGATCGCTTTCACTCATCGTCTCGCAATGGATCAATGTTGGCATACCGGTGCTCCGGCCGATGACGATCTCGAATCGAACTTTTTTCAAGGATGGATCGACCTCCCAGGCCTGCTCCCGCACCTCGATTTCACGCGTGATCGCCTCGGCGATTAGTCGCGCTTTAAGCTGCGTTGGCATAATCGTTAGTGTTTCCGTCGTTCTGATTTTGATCCGCGGTAGGCTCGGGCGCTCCGCCCGCAGCGGTGCCGCTGCCGTAATCCTCGGAGAGCCCCAATTTTCTCGATCGTGCGCCGTCCTCTTCGCGTTCCTGATCCACGTCGCGCACGTCGATGCCCTGATCCGCCAATTCGCGCTTGCGGCTAGTAAGGCCCGCCTTCAATCGCACGACCGCGGCGTTGGCGTCCTGGAGCTCGTGGAGATAGGGCCAGCCCTCCGGATGGCAACTGACGGCGCTGTAGGCCTCGCGCTGCGCGGCGAAATCCGCCGGTGCTTTGAGGGCGCCGCTCATCACCGCGTAATCGATGAAATCCTGCCAGATCGGCATGCACACCTGCGGGATCGTCAAAAGCCAGCGATCCTGTTCGATGATCCGATGATATTCGGCAAGTACCACGCGGAGCGTGCGATCGTTGAGCTTGGAGAAATCCCACGAGATGAATTCGTAGGGAACGTCCTGACCGGCGCCGATCCCGAGGAGTTGTTGATGGACGAAATCGGCATAGCCGGCGCCGCTCGCGTCGCCGTCGAATAATTTGATATCTTCGCCCGGCAGCATCGTGAAGAACGATCCCGCCTGGACCTCGTCGACGGGCACGCCGTCGGCGTCGAGCTCCTTGGGCAGCCCGGTCAAAGAGCTGATCTCGTCGTCGCCCTCGTACTTGGGGCGCGTGATCGCGCCGGTGTACGCCGCGCGGTTTTTTTTGCGGACGAGCTCGGCGTCGTCGTATTCGTCGAAATCCTTCGCCTTGATCATCGCCTGCACAACGGCCGGAATGCCGCGGATCTGTCCCGCGCGGAGCGGATCGTAATGATGAATGATCATCTCCGCCGGGACCGCGATCAATTGCTGGAGGCTCCCGCTGCTGGAATAGATCGCATCCCCTGGATGCGATCGATACATCCAATAAACGGTGCGCCTGCCGATCGCGTTGAAACCGATGCCCGCATAAACGCTGTCGCCGTTGAAAGTAAGATTGTAACTGACCGGGCAGAATTCCGGTTCGAGCAATTGATACTGGATCGGCACCGGGAGACCGTCGCTCAACAGGCGGGGCCGGCGCCGAATGAAGATCTCGCCCGCCTCGCGCCGCGTGCGGACAATCAAACGGAGCATGCCGTTGAAATCATAAACGCCGTCGGCGTCCATATATTTGATCTGGCGGTTCCAGAGTTCGTCGGCGCGTTTTCGGAATTCCTCATCCGGCGCAGCAGATTTGAGCGTGATCCCGCAGCCGATCTCGTTGGCCTCCCACGATTTTATGCCGCGCGAAATCCAGGGATTGTTTCTCACCTGATCGCGCGCGCGATTCCGAATAGTTTCGAGATTGTTGAGCACGGCGGCGTTCGGCCCATGGGCGGCGGGCATCCAGCGCGACAGGCGCCGCCCAGTCGCTCCGGATTCGTAGGCGTTGCGGATCGAATAGCTGACGGATTTGTAGATGAAACGCGCGGCGAGTCCCTTCAGGCCGGTGAACATGCGCCGTCTTAGATAAATCGACGGGATCCGTCAAGCCTCCAAATTTCCGGCTAAAAATTCGGCCAGGCATGACGGATACTCAAAACCCGACATAGATATCCAGCAGAAGCGCGATTCCGTAGGATTCGGCAGACACAATACAAATGAGTTCACAACCAACTGTTCGGAAATACAGCTTGGAATGTAGATTGCGTCTCGTTTTTTCCGCTGCTTACGAGGGTGCATCATGATCGATTTTTCACCATCTCGTTACGGCCCCTCCTACAGAACGCCAAGATTTGCAGCGAGTGTATCGCTCGAAATGAACTATAACTTTGGTCAATCGAGTACGACATCGGGAGTTGTTTCACTGGTGCTGATCATGGAGTCGGCATATCGGAATCGCATGTCTCCTCCTTGTAGGAAGCGGCCCGTCTCTGGAATCCGTATGCCGACTTCGCCAAGTTTTTCGTCATCTCGAAGCCTCTGGGTTTTATTGTTTCGTGCCAGTCTAGACAAAGGCCGACATCCGGACGATACAGCAGGAGCTTGCTATGGACGAGTGCCGCAATCGAGAGATTTATCGACAATCGTTGAAAGTGAACCGTGATGCCTTCGCTGACAGCGAATACGGTATCGCCTATCATGCACTTTTGCTTGCTCTAGAGTGCGCACAAAAGCTTCCCGATCTAGAGCATGTTAGCGAGGTCATACGCCTCGCCGATAAACAATCTAGATTTATTGACGATCACCACCCCGAACATATCTATTCGAGCAAAGCTGCCAGCCAGCGCGGCAATATGGGTCTTTTTCAAACAGCAGCGCAGAAGGC